AGTCTACTTCCTCGGGAACAGTAGGTATCTTGTACCGGTACTCGATTACCTCAACCCCAGATGAGGTCTCCTTAGTCTTAGGACCTAAGGTACTATGACTAGGGTAATCTTTGCCATCAACATAGAGCAAACGCTCATATTTTGAGGCTAAGAGTTTGACTGTGTTAGCAGTCAAGAGGTCGGGCAAATGCCCTGCCTCATTCGCATTATCCACACGCTGTTGGATAATAATTGAACCCGGAACATAGGCTCTGCCTGTCGAGGGATTGTAATGCCTCGATTTCGGGTTAGGGAAGGTTCCGCCTTCCTGAGACCTAAGTGGGTTACCAGTTGGGTCTTTCAAAATGTCTTCAGCATTGAAGACCATATGGGTCTTTAGACCATTTTGTGTTGTAGACATATGGAGTTACTCCTTATGGATTCAACCTGAGGCTGAATTGCCTCAGATTGTCTGGCTAGTGCCAGAAACAAGCAGGGGACGGCAGAGCGGAGGTGGTACGCAGTACCGACAGGGCGTTTGCAACGACCAAGGAGGGACGACAACGATGAGTGAGGGACGAACTCAACGGCAGTCGACCCCCTATGGGCGTAAAAACGACCACCCCGGTCAACTAGTAGAGTGCGTACTCCCATTCTACGGTAATTTTTCAAATGTTTTTCTAACATTAACTTTGTAATTTTTTTTATGAATATTTTTATAATTATAGTGTTTTTAGGGACGTCACTAACTTTAGTACAAGCACCGAGCGATGGTACATATGTAGCTAATTCTGTCTTTGACGACATTCACGACCAAGATAGCACACACCACCAGTATGTACAGATTAGAGAGGGAGATAACTGGTGTTGGAAGCATAATCAGTGGGAGAATGTTAGGATTGTAAACCCAAGTAGGGTACGCAGAGAAGACGAAGATTAAGCTTTTAGCCTATCTTGTTTATATCGTGAGGTTTAAACGGATTGCCCTAAAGTAAATAATAACTATTGTATCTAAAGAAAAAGTGTTTTACATTTTTTTTAATATTTGTTATATACTTAACGATTTAAACAAGGGGTAGTTGTCGTAAGTGGTAGATATAAAACAGTACATTAAGAGCGATAATACGCTTAATCACGAAAAGTTATGGAAAGAACTGTCAGAGATGACGGGATTCCAAGCTGAAAAGAAGAGAGGGGTACGCTATTATGAGGTCACAGAAGCCTACAAAGCCTATAAGAAGAGCGTTCAGGATACTATTAATGATTCTGGACCTACAAATACTAAAACTGAGGTACTACACAGTCCTACTACTCAAGTACCTAGGTCTCATAAGATAACAGAAGACTTTGTTATTTCGTATATTAATAAAGAAGCTAAGTCAACCTTTGTTAAATCGGACGATTTTTGTCATTATGATGCAGAAGAGCCTAGATATATAGCTGAAATTAAAGTTCGCAATAGACATTACGATGATTGTATAATAGAATACGATAAATATATGTCTAACATAGGTACATCAGCCATAGAAGGTAAAGAATTTCTTTACATAGTAGCTACAAATACTAATATATATGTATTTAATGTAACTAAACTGTCTACTGACGGCTATTCTTTTGGTTGGATTGAGAAAGAATTACCTGTAAATTCCCATTTTGGCAGATATAATGATAAAAAAATGAAAAGAATTGGGTATATTAACATAAAGGACGCTAGTGTTTGTTATAACTATAAATCATAAGGACAAAGGACCTACAGAATATCAAATATTTACTAAATCAGAGGCAGATTCAGAGAATATTACTTATTTACATTGGCAAAAGGCTAATGCAAACCAATGGGCACTTACCGATGACGATTATGTTGCAAAGGTTATTAGTAAAAAGACTTATCAAGATAAAGAAAAACGAATGTCCTATTATTATAGGATGCCTTTTGGTTATATTATGTGGAATCCTAAGTATCCTAATAAAAAATTTTGTTGTGGGGGTAGGGTAGCTAATAATACCTTTACTGGAGAAAAGTGGTTGGATGTAAAAGTACAATCTGAAGGATATCAAGCGTTAGCTATGTGGGCGGCACTGACAGAAGATAGAGATGTAGCTATTGACCAAGTATATGGTCCAGTAAATGAAAGTAAAAGACGCAAGTTAAAGCGTCATATGAGAACGGAGGTCTTTAAGAAAATGAAAAGAGATGAAGCTCAAAGATTATTAACTGATAATATGATGGATGCAAACTACTTTATTGATTTAATGAAGAAGGGAGTAGATATTGCACTAAAGAAAGAAGATGTAAATGGGATTCGTGGGTTTGTAAACGATGGTATGGAGATTCACGGAATGAAGGACAAGGAAACAGTAACAGTTACTGATAAGCTAGAAGCAACACAGACTAGGAAGCTGATTGATAACATTAATGCAGAAGAAGATAAACTAGTTGCATCTAGAACAACTAAAATGCCTATAAAGGAGGTAAAGGATGGAGATGATTAAATTGTATTATACTTCATTGTTAGAAGCGTCAAATTTCCCGGGATGGGAACTATACATATTTCTAAATCTATTGTTATGGGTTAGTATATGTTATAGGTTAGCAAGAATAGAAAGGAAGGTCACAAATGATTGAACTATTATTACTTATTGCAGGAATACTTGTTTTTGTAAATAGTAGACTTTGGTCTATAGGATATTGGGATGAATATGGAAAATATGGACAATTATTCCGTACCAAAAAGTAAAGAGGTAATATTTCAGAATTGGTACATAGTACGTCAGTTTTTACTACCTGAAGATGTAATATACTATAAACAGTCAATGTCAGATATAGACTGGCAAGAATCTGCTACTGTAGGACATACTGACAATTATAGAAACTCTTGGGTTAAATGGACCCCTAAATATCAAGGTGAAAAGTTCCAATGGCTCTATGAAAGAATATGGAACTGGACAAACATAGCTAATGATGAGTTATGGAACTTTGATTTAATTGGATATAAAGATGCACCACAATATACTAGGTACGAAAGTCCCGGGGGTAAGTATGATTGGCATATGGATATCTTTGGACCGGGTATAAATCATAGAAAGGTCTCGTTTGTTTGTGAGTTAGGTACTAACTTTGAAGGAGGAAAGTTGCAATTTAAGACTGGAGCAGGACACGAAGAAATAGACTTAAACTACGGAGATGCAGTTTTGTTCCCATCTTTTTATTTGCATAGAGTTACACCATTAACAGAAGGAACTAGAGAAAGTTTGGTACAATGGATATCGGGGAAACCGTACAAGTAGAAGACTTTGAAGCAAAGTATGCTAAACAAAACGCTCTTAAGAAACTAAAGAGTAATTTAGGTTTATTTGGTAGGACTATGTTTCCTACCGCTATTGCTAAAGCAGTACCACCCTTTCACCACGAAATATATAGAAATCTGGCAGATGACGATAAGAAGCGTGTACTGATTGCGGCTCCTCGGGGTACAGCGAAAAGTACAGTGACCTCCTTAATTCTACCCCTTCATAGAATCGCTTTTAAGCCATCTGCCAGTGATTTGTTTATGGTGATTGTATCTGAGTCACAATCACAGAGTATAAACTTTTTATCTAGGATAAAATATCATTTAATACATTCAAAAAACTTTAAGGAGATGTTTGGAGACTATGGACCGGATACGGCTAAAAGATGGACGAACAATGACGTACTTCTTGCTAACGGTGCTCGTATTGTTGCTGTCGGTACTGGTCAGCGTGTTCGAGGCTTTATTGAGGGTGATACGAGACCTAATCTTATTATAGTAGATGATTATGAATCAGAGTTAAATGCGTCTACACCAGAAGCAAGAGCTAAAAATAGAAAATGGATAACAGAAGCAGTTATACCTTCTTTGTCAGATGATGGTAGAATAGTTATGATTGGAACTGTTATTTCTGAAGATTGTTTTCTATATTGGGCTAAAGAATCACCTAGTTGGAAAGTTCTTTGGTATTCTATATACGATGATGATGGGAAGAGTATTTGGGAAGAAAGATTCCCCGAAAGTAGAATACAGCAAATAAAACAGGAATTTGAATCTGTTGGTAATATTAATGGATTTTACCAAGAGTATATGAACGAGGCACAATCACCGGATAATGCACCATTTAAACCACAATATATTCGATTACATCATTACACGTTTAGATATGATAATGGAGAGAGTTTGCTTATCGGTAAACAAGGTGAAAATGTGGTTAGAAAGCCGGTTAACATATACTGTGGCATCGACCCTGCTAGTTCCTTATCTAAGCGTAGTGACTTTTTTGTTATCGCTACTATTGCTGTCGACAATGATAATAATATATATATTGTTGATATACTCCGTGATAAAATCGACCCTGCTTATCAACCAGAAGAGATTATCAAGGTTTTTAAAAAATATCACCCGAAAAGAATGACCATTGAGACTGTGGGCTACCAAGAGGCACTGAGGACTAACGTAAGAAAGATGATGCTTGAAGAGAACCTATATATACCGGGACTTGAAAAAGGCGTAAAACCAAGACAAAGAAAATCCGAAAGATTGTTGTCCTTGGTTGCCCCTCTCGCAAAAGGTCAGTTTTATTTTAGACCAGAAGATTTACACGCACAACAAGAGTTTTTATCTTACCCTAGAGGTAAACACGATGATATACTAGATGCTATCTACTATGCACTTGATAAGGCGAAGCCTTCAAAGCAAAAAAATTGGATACCATTAGAAGATAGAAAACAACGCAATAAAGTTCTTGACTGGATGACTTTATAATAAGTAAGTTGTAATGGGATGGCTTACTCAGAAAAAGATTCTAAATCTTACAAGGAACTTGTAGACGAAACTCACGACCTTTTTAAAACTTATTCTAATAAAAGAGAGTTATGGGCACAAAATGCCCAAGAAGACGCAGAGTTTAGACTAGGAAGACAATGGTCTTCTGAACAACAAAGAATTTTACTTGAGAGGGGTCAAGCACCACTCGTAGTAAATCGTATCCATCCAGCCGTTGAAGCCGCCAAGGCTTTACTCACTTCAGGCAAACCATCATTTCGAGTGTCTCCTCGAGAGGATTCAGATAATAAGGTTGCACAGGTCTTTAATGGATTACTCGAATATATGTGGTATGTGTCTGACGGGACTCAAGCACTCCGCAATGTGATAGATGACTACTATACAATGGGTATGGGAGCTATGTGTGTCTATATTGACCCCTTAAAAGATTATGGTCGTGGAGAAGTTTGTTGTCACGATGTTGACCCGTTAGATATTTACATAGACCCTAACTCTAGACATAGAATGGGTGATGACGCAGAAAATATTATTATAAGTAGATTATTTACAAAAGAACAAGCTATTGCATTATACCCGGTATATGAAGAAGCAATAAAAAACGCCACATCAGATTTATTTACAGACAGACCTACTACAGATAGAGTAGATGATAAAGGAATAGTATTCCCAGAAGATAGTACTACACAAACTCATATGGGCTATGGCACTAACAACGAATATATAAGAGGTTACGAGCGTTATAGTAAAGTATGGGTTAAAAGATATCACGTTAAGAATAACATTAACAAAACTGAAGAAGTATTTGATGATGAAGGATATGCAGAGTTTCTAGAAAAGAAAGCCATTAGAGTTAATGGTCAGATAATACTTGATGAAAATAAAGCTATGCAACTTATAGCACAACTAACTCAAGCACACGAACAAGCTTTGATGAAAGCTGAAATGGAAGGCACAGATGCCCCTGAGTTACCTGTTGTAGAAGAATTGTCCTACGCTCAATTAGTTGAACAAAATTTAATGGAGAGCGTGTCAGTACCAGTACAGCGTATAAAAATGTGCGTTATAATGGGCGATAAATACTTGTATGAAAGAATATTGCCAATCGAACATTATCCCATCGTTCTATTTATGAACATTCACAATAGGACACCCTACCCAGTAAGCGATGTTCGTATGGTAAAAGACTTACAAGAATATATCAATAAGACACGCTCTCTTATAATTGCTCACGCTACAACAAGTACAAATACAAAGATTTTAATACCAAGTGGTTCTGTAGATATGCAGGACTTTGAACAGCGTTGGGCACAACCCGGTGTAGCAATAGAAGTAGATATGGATAATGGTGCTCCACAACCTATACAACCTACACCATTACCCGGAACTCTTTATCAGAATGAGCAAGTTGCGAAAACTGATATAGACCATCAACTTGGTTTATACGAGTTGATGCAGGGTAATGCAGAAGCGGCACCACAGACATACAAAGCTACAGTGTCACTTGATGAGTTTGGACAAAGAAAAATAAAGTCTAAATTACAAGATATTGAACAATCACTTGCTAGGGTTGCAAAGGTTGCAATACCTATAATGCAACAGTTATATAGAGCAGAGAAAGTAGTTAGGTTGGTCCAACCAAATAACTCTATGAATGAGATTGCAATTAATAAAAAAATATATGATGATAAATCTGGTGAAGTGAGCGTTATGAACGATATATCAAGAGGACATTTTGATGTTGTTGTAGTTACAGGTTCTACATTACCTACAAACAGATATGCACAACTTGAGATGTATATGGATGCTTATAAAAACGGAATCATTGATAAAACTGAAGTACTTAAAAAGACAGAAGTATTTGACAAAGAGGGTGTTCTAGAAAGAACAGATACAGTTGGTCAATTACAGAAGCAGTTAAAAAGTATGGAAGAAACAATAAAAGAATTAAAAGGCGACTTGCAAACAAGAGAGCGTGAAAACTATCACTTGAAGCAAAAAGCTGAGTTAGAAAAATTCAAAGGCGAACTCGATAAAATCTCAACCCAAGGCAAAGCCTCTGGCAGAATATTCGAGAAGCGATTGGATGACGTTCTTGGACAGGCTAAACAAGGTGTTCGTGAAGCGAATGCAGAAGCCAAAAAACAACAATCCACACCCGTAGCCAAGAATACGGCTGGAACATAATAAGGAACTGAGTATGATAGAACAAGAAGTTACCCCTGAAGTTAAGGGCACTCCTGAGTCAGAACCAGTAACTGAGGGTATTAATCCCTTAGAAGGTTTTTTTAGAGCTAACGGTGTTGAACCAGAGGAACAGACAGATGACCCATTCGCTACGGATGAGATAATTCCTGCCTCACCTCCTCAGGAACAAGAGCAAGTAGCACAAGAAAAACCTGAAGATAACGATGAAAAGCGTTATCAATATTGGCAAAGTGAGGCTGATAAAGCTCGTAATGAAAATGCACAGTTAGCACAACGCTTACAAGCATTAGAACAACAAGTTAGTCAACCTCAGCCAACAGTAGATGATGGAGTCGAAGATGATAGGTCTTTTCCTCCCCCACCTCCAAAGCCAAGTAAACCTAGAAATTTTTCTAGGAGCGAGGCATTAGAGGACCCTAGTTCTGAATCTGCTAAGTATATGGACGATGTTGATGAGTGGCGAGATGAGATGGATGATTATAATAGATTGCAAAGCGAATACAACTTAGCTATTGTTGAAGAAGAAAAACAAAAGATGCAGGACGAAAGAGATAACATAATGAGGCAACAAGCTGAAGCACAGCAACGTCAACAACAAATGGCAGACATACACACTCATTTAAAGACACAATATCAAGCTAGTGATGAAGAGATAGCTCAATTCGTAGATATTATGGATAAGCCTGAATCAGTTACACTTGATAACTTGTTTAAATTGTATAGGTTACAATCTGGAAACCAGACTACACCTGTACAACAACAAGGACAGCCTTTAACTGAAACGAATAAGAATGATTCATTTGAACAGATGAAGAGGGCACAGCAAGTACCTACTAGTATGGGCGTTATCCCTTCGCAGGGTAATACAACGGGGTCGCAAGAAGACAGTATGATGGACTCTATGATAAATGAATACAATAAACAAAATCCTTGGAATGGATAGTTAAATAGGAGAAACCGACTATGGCAAACGTATGGTCTAGGTCAACAGGTGTAGCTCCCGAAGGTGTCAGTATTAATGACTCCAGACGGATTTATAACTTTGGCGAAAGAGTAGCTGAATTAGCTCCTCAACAATCTCCGTTTTTTGTCTACTTAAGCAAGGTTGCGAAAGAGTCTACTGATGACCCAGTATTCAAGTTCCTTGAGCAACGTCATCAATGGCAACGCCGTAACTTTGAACTTAAAACAGCTATTGGTTCTAGTATCGCTAAAGGTAGTGATAGTGCTGAACTAAAAATGGTTTGTGATTATGACAAATTCGGAAGAAAAACAAGTGGCACAGCCGCACCTCAATACTTTGTAGTTAATCAAGTTGTAAGATTAGCTGGTAAAGCATTTAAGGTAAAATCAATCGAAAACGTAGGTACTGGATTAGATTCAACCTACGCCGCTGGTACAGTGGGTACTTATTCATCTGTTAAATTAACAGCCTTAGAAGCTTCAGGGGCAATCGCCGCTGGTGCAAAAGGTCAGATAATAGGTAGCTCTTGGGGTGAAGCATCACTCGACCCAGATGGTTGGAAAGATGAACTGTATACTAGAGAAGGATACTGTCAGATTTTTAAGACAGGTATTCAGTTGTTCTCTGGTACAGCTCTTGCAACCAGATACAGAGGTCGTCCAGATGAATATCGCAGAGTATGGTCAGGTAAGTTAATGGAGCACAAAATGGATATCGAACACGCTATGTTGTTTGGTGTTGGTGCTTCTGACGAGTCTGGTTCAGGTCCTGTAAGATATTCTCACGGGATTGTTCCTTACACCCTAGCACACGGGAAGAATTATGCGTTTTCATACGCTAATTCCAACTATGACACATTCATTGATGCAATGGAAAACTTCTTTGCACCTGAAAGTGGTAACTCTGGCGATAAGCTAGTATTAGCTTCTCGTAAGATTATGGCTTGGTTAAGTAAGCTTGGTTCTGATGGATTCTTGAATAACACTGTTACATCTAATTCTTATAAGTTAGACGTTCAGAACATTCAAGGTGCATTTGGACACCAAGTAACAAAAGTAAATACTCTTTTTGGTAATTTACACTTTGTTGCCGAGCCGTTATTCAGAAACCAAGACGATAACCTAGCAATAGCTATTGATATGGCTAATGTTAAGTATCGTCCATTAGCTGGTAATGGAGTATCAAGAGATACACACATTATTACTAATGTTCAGGATAACAATATGGATGGAAGAAAAGATATTGTATTGACCGAAGCTGGTCTTGAGATATCTCTTCCAGAGACTCACGCTCTAATGACTTTTGGTGCGTAAGTAAACTAAATAACGGGGGGTCTTCGGACCCCCCTTATTGAAAGGATAATATGTCATTAAAAACTAGGATAGCAAATTACACAAACGCAGTAGAGAATACAGAAAACCTAACTGATGCGTTAGAAAAGGGAGTAGACTATACTGTATCTGTAGTAGCGTCTGCTAATCCCGGATTGCTAAACTCTTTTGCGAAAATGGTAACTGTTACTAATAACAATACTATATCTGGTTATGATTATTATGTAGGAAATAAAGCAGTACATATATTAAAAGTTGAAAGAAGTGATGCCGCAGGTAGTTTCCAAATTTGTAATCCAGTTCCAGACACTTTACACAAAGACGCATTTGACCCAAGTAGTATTTATTATGCTTTAGGAAGTGAACCTGTATACTGGATAAGTAATGATAATAAATTATTTATGGCACCATTAGCAGTAGTTGGTAGTAACAGAGGTTTAAGATTAACAATAGTTCAAGATGTTACAGGAAGAACAATAGATGACAATGCTGAAACAGTAAGTGAGGTTCCACATCATTTTATAGAACTTATAGTTTTACACGCATCTGAATGTATACTAATGGAAAGACTTGCAGATTTTAGAGCAAAGCTACCAACAGATTTAGATACAGATACTACATTATTTGATGCAATAAATGATATAGATTTAAGTATTAGCTATACTTTTCCATCAAGTGATTTTGATGATGCAATAAACAAAGCTAAAAATTTAATAGATAAGTCTGCAAGTGTAGGAGATGACAGCACAGTAACTAGTGCTCAAGGTTGGTTAGAGGATGAAGACGAGGATATGGTAGCGGCTACATTAAGTGTAGCAGGTCAAGAATTAGCTAGAGCTAATAGTTATTTATCAGAGTTTAATGCAGAATTAGCGGCTAAGACAACTGATAAAAATCAAGAACTACAAGAGTTCCAAGCTAATCTACAAAAGAAAATTCAACTATATGATAAAATAATTCAAAAAATTACAGTAGATTATAATTGGACTCAGGGACAGCTACAAATGATTTCACAAAAGAAACAAGAGTTCTTACAAGTAAATATTGGTATGGCTGGAATAAAAGATAAGCCTAGCGAGAGTAAAGCAATATGAAGCTTAAAGAAATGATAGAGAGAGTACAGCAACATCATCCTAGTATGGGTCAGGTAGAGATTATTAGGTATTTGAATGATGCTATGAATGATTTAGGTTTTAGAGCTGAAATAATAGAGTCAATAGACAGATTTGATACAGAAGTAGGTAAAAGAGTTTATCCTCTAAAAAAACATATTATTAAAGTTAAGGGTGTTGACTATGATGATAAGACTATTAAAAAGTTAATAGGAAGACCTACTAAGAGGGACTTGGATTTATAATGGAAAGAAGAAGTTTAAATATAAGTCAATATTTATGGTGGACCGAAAGAGATTCAGTACTTATAGCATATTATGATGCTAGTATAGATGAGTTTGTATCTGTTTCAGAAGTTAAACCTGTAAACTTATTATATATACAAAGACCAGATAAATTTTTAGTACCCGGCGAATCTCCAGAAAGAGATGGTTTTAAAACATTTGCAACATCTAGTATTGATGGTGCATATCTTGGTACAGAGTTAGGTGGTACAGATACTACACCTACAATGCAAGAAGATGAATATTTAAAACAAGAATGCGAAATACCAGAGCAATTTCACGAAACCTTGGTAAATCGTGTAATAGCAAACGGGTATGAAAGAAAACCAGAGACTCTACCATTGGCAAATCACTATATGCAAAAATATGAAGTAGGTGTTAGAAAAGCTAAAGCATACGCTTTTAGAGGTAGAGATGGTTCTCAATTAGCTATGAAACCTATGGATTTTTAATGAGCAGTGTTACATTTAATCAAATCAATGTAGCTTTCGATACAATAAATTATCCTTTTAACAATATACTACTTGGTTTATTTGTTAAGGGAACTAAAACTGTAAAAGTAAGGGTAGCGGCGGCACCTGTATTAACAAGAGTAAGAACTCCAATACCACCAGTTTATACTAAAGTTAGTACGCCAGTTGCACCAACATACACGAGGGTATCATAATGGCAGGTAGTTTATCAAGTCCTAATCTAGTTAAAGATGTATATACAAAATTAGTTTGGTATAATTCATCAAATGGTAAATTTTATAGAGATAATGGAACTTCTGATGTAGAAGTTTTACCCGACTTAATATCTGGAAATATTTTAAAACATCAAACAGGTTCTACAGTATCATCTGGAGACTTGTTTCAAATACTTAATAATAGCACAGAGGTGTTCTCGGTTGACCACCAAGGAGCTGTGCACTTAAAACCACAATCATCGGCACCTACTGATAACTCCGAAGGAACTTTATATTTTGATAGTTCTCAAGGTACATTAGTAGTGTCCGTAGACGAATAGGAGAAGCTATGGCTTTACAATGGAAAAAAGTGCAACGTGCCGATGCCGACTTCGAAGGTAATGTTACTGGAAAAGTCGATAATGTGGCAGTTAGCACAATTAAAAGTGGTGCCGCCCTAGGGGCGACAGCCAATCAAGACAGTACTAGTACTATATTAGGTGGTACTTTTACAGGTGATATCGGAGGTGTTACTGCCGCTAATATTTCACAAGGTGCAACTAGAGCAAACAACTCTATTGACGCTAGTGGTAATGTTACAGCAAATGTAACTGGTAACATCAACGGAACTCAAGCTTCAACAGTAGTTAGTGGAGCCGCCGCAGGTGCAACTGCAAACCAAGACAGTACATCTACAATATTGGCTGGAACATTAACTGGTACAGTTGGAGCTAATGCAACAATAGGCTCAACTACTGCCTCTACTGTAGTATCGGGAGCTGCTTCAGGAGCTACTGCTAACCAAGATAGTACTGCTACAATTTTAGCAGGTACCTTAACAGGTACGGTTGCGGCTGACGCTACTATAGGAAGTACAACAGCTTCTACTGTAGCTTCAGGTGCGGCTTTAGGTGCAACGGCTAACCAAGATTCTACTAGCACAATATTAGGTGGCACATTAACAGGTACAGTTGCAGGTACTGCCACTATCGGTAGCACCACTGCATCTACTGTTATTTCAGGAGCGGCGGCTGGAGCAACAGCGAACCAAGACTCAACAGCAACTATACTAGGTGGTACTTTGACGGGTACAGTTTCTGGTAGTGCTACCATTGGTAGTACAACTGCGTCTACTGTTGTAAGTGGTTCTGCATTAGGAGCGACAGCAAACCAAGATACTACAGCCGCTATTAGAGCTGGTACAACTGCCGCTAACGTAGGTTTAGATAAAGTTGTTAACCAAGCAATTACAATATCTGGTGGTAGAATTGCTTTTGATGGAACTAATCAGACAATAGATGCACAATCATTAGGTGGTTCTAATCTAGCAACAGTTAAAGCAGATGCGGCATCAGATGCAGAAAGCAACATTTTAGATGGTGCACCAGACGGGTTAAACACATTAAACGAACTAGCCGCCGCATTAAATGACGATGCTAGTTTTAATACAACTATAACTAATAGCATAGCAACTAAGGGTCCAGCACCTCTTACTTTAACAGCAGAAGATGTTGATGGCGACAATGTATTTTCAAGTGCCGCTAACACTCCAGCTAACTTAACAGAAGGTCAAACTGGATTCTTTGGTGGTCATCAATATATAGTTATAGATGAATAGGAGTAATTAATGGCTAAGAAAGCGATAAAAGCTTTTGCATTAAAAGACTTAAAATGTTCTTTGCCAGATAGTGGTCAATATCCCGAAAAGGAAACTGGCTCTTCTGGTAAGGTATATATTGGTTTACCTAAATATGAATATGAACCATTAAAAAAGTCGTTACAAGAAAAAGGTTATAAACCTGAAGACTTTGATTATATTGTAGCGACTTCTAGTGGTGATGTTTTATATGGTGGCAGACGAGTTTGGTTAATGCAAAAAGATATGGGTATGGACCAAGAAACAATGATTGATTGTGAAATATGGGAAAAGCAAGAGTTTTTAGATGAATTAAAATCTAGAATAAGAGCTAATGTTAATCCTAATTTATTTCCTACAAAAGATAAAGATGGTAAAAAAGTATTGCCTACAGCTAAAGTTCATACAAAAAAACTTTATAGTCAACATAAGGGATATAAAGCATTAAGAGATTATGGTAAGAAGAAGGGTTGGAAAAGACCTTATAACCTTGATGATTTCGTGTTGTCTAATGGCTTAACTTTAAAAAAACAAAGAGAGTTAAACGATAAATGAGTTTTTGGGATAAGGCTGAAAAGTTAATAAAGCCAAAAGAAGAAAAAGAAGAAGTAGTTAATTTACAAGAAAAGTTATCTAAATTAGATTTAGAAGATATTAGCTATATCTATGATATGATGATTAATGGGAACTATAGGGGTAGGGAACTAGAAAAGGCTACAACAACTTATTTAAAAGTTAAGTTTATAAAAGCCGCATTAGAATCGGAGGTTAAAGTTGAAAAAGAAACTAAAAACAATTAAGTGTACTACACAAGAACTAGAAGCAGTATGCACTTTATTATCTCAAGTAGAGGTTAAAGTTGCAGAGGGTAAATGGATATTTGATATGCACTCAAAATTTAAAAAAGCATTTGATGAAATGGCTGAAACTGACCCTGAATATGAACAAGTAGAAGAGGCAGAAGAGGCAAAAGTTGGCTAAAGTTTGGAAAAAAATCCAAAGAGCTGATTCAGATTTTTCTGGTAATGTAACTGGCACATTTGGCAGTAAACAATTATCTGATTTTTACAGAACAGATAACAAGCCTACTAAAAGTGATGTAGGTCTTGGTAATGTAGATAATAGTAAATTTTCTGGTGGTAAGTTTATTGGAGAAGTTGCTAAGTCAGATGGTACAACAGTGTTTGACCCATCAGATGGTAACTTTACAGGTAAGATTGCAGGTAGTACAGCTAGTGATGTAAAATCTAAAGCAGAAGACGCTAAAGATGCTATTGATGGTAATAAGTCAATTACTATGGTAGGTGGTTCATTAAGTATTGGTACACCAAGTAGTGGTGTTTATCCATTTAATGTAGATAGTACTGGTAATCTTAGAATATCTGGAGATGAGTTTCAAGCATTAGCAGATGGTACAGTTACTTGTAAAGGTAGCTACACAGTTAATCAAGACGATAGTAGTAATTCAAGAATAACATTAGCAGGTTCTAGTTCTGGTACTGCTGAAATGGAAATAGCTGGTGCTAATCCAGTATTAGAACTTGGTAGCCCTACTCCACTTGGTGCATCAACACTTAATATTAGAAGAAGTGGTACTGGTAATCAATCAAGAGTTTTATTTTGGACCGGTACAGGAACTGGTTCTGTTAAAGGTGGTATGGGTTTTGCTAATCAGCCTACCGCATATAATGACCAAATGTATATTCATATTGGTAATGGTTATGATAACTCAGCACCTTATAAAGAAAGATGTTTTAGTTTTGATGCTGATGGTAAGATGGGTATGTATGCTAATAGTAAAACAGTATCTGGTTTTACATTTGGTAGCGATGGTACTAACAAGCACGTTTATATTAAAAACGGTGGATTAGGTATTGGAACAACAAGTATACAAGATGGTGAGTTAAATGTAAATGGTAATGTTACTATAGGTGGAGATATACAAGTAGCAACAGATGCTACTTTTGAAGGAGATTTACAAGTTGATGGTTCTACTACAGGTATTAGCTATAGTGATTTAAGTAGTAAACCTACTATACCAGCGGCAAA